CTATTTCTGGCGGTGTGCCAGATTTGTGCCGATGTTGTCCGCGTAGGCCGCCACGTGGTCCCGCCCGAGGTGCGCGTAGCGCAGCACCATCTGATAGCTGGCCCATCCTCCGAGCTGCTGAAGGATTGGCAGAGGCGTGCCGGCCTGAACGTGCCAGCTCGCCCACGTGTGCCGCAGATCATGAAAGCGCAACCCTGACAGGCCCGCTCGCACGCATGCCTTTTGCCATGCGTGGTTGTAGATGCGGCCGATGGGTGCTCCCTTGTACACGAACACGTAGCGCTTGTGCTGCCCCTGCTGCTCGCGCAGCACGCCCAACGCGTCCTCGTTCAGCGGCACGGAAATCACCTTGCCGGCTTTGGCCTGGTCGGCATGAATCCACGCCAGCGCCCGCTCTCGATCGACCTGCGCCCATTCCAGCAGTCGCACGTTCGATTCGCGCAGCCCCGTCGCCAACGCAAACCGCGCCATCTGTCGCAGGTGCGTCGGCAGTTCTTCCAGTAGCCGTTGCGCTTGCGCGCGGGTAAGCCAGGTCAGGCGTGCGCTGTTCTCCCGCAGCTTGCGAATCGGGGGAACCGCGTCGATCCATCCCTCCGCGTGGCAGTGATGCAGGATGACCGAGAGCGCGGCCATGTGCCGGTTCACCGTCGCGCCTGCTACCGGACTACCGCGGTACTTCTCGGCCGCCTTCGTCTCGATTAGCGCCTGGATGCGTTCGCGATCGATGTTGCGGACGTTCTCTCCCTTCAGTTGATCCGTTAGCCAGCGCAGGCGCTGTTTGGTGGTCTCCAGCGAGCGCTGATGCTGGTTCTGCTTGAGCCAATGCACGACCGCCGCGTCCCACGTTACGGCCGGCCGCTCGCCGAGCTTTTTTTGCCGCCAGTAATCGCTCGCAACCTTGGCGGCAAGTTCTTCCGCCGCCCTACGGTCCGAGGTGCCAGAAGATTGTCTAATTCGCGAGCCGTCGATGCTGAGGTCGAACCACCAAGGGCCATTTTTTTGTCGCTTGTAGAACCGCATTTCCCACCTGTTTTTTCGTATTGCTGTCTGAGCCAATCTATCACGTCGACATCCACGAGAACCCACGCTCGACCGATCTTTGCGGCCGGCAGTCCGTGGCGGCGGATGCATTCGGACACGGTTTCGGGCGTCGTGAACAACCACGCTGCCGCTTCTTCCAGATTCATCGTTCGCATCTTGAGCGCCTCACGTTCAGGCCCGCGTGGAAGGGATACACGCAGCGCAACTCATGGAATGATGGTTTGAGGTCGTTTTTATGGGTAACTGTTTGATTCAAAACATATTCGTCTGCCATCAATTGCCACCATTCAGGCATGGCGACCCTCAAAAACTCGTGGCCTAAAAAATAGGCAGCGTCCGTAACTGATGGCAAAACGCCTGTAACTCGTGGCAGTCCGTTCCGGCCTATGCCTTGCCCTTCCTCGCTTTCTTTCTCCTTCTTTTTCAATGAAATAGAGAGAGAAGAGAGAAGGACGGCGGCGGCCCGCGCCAAAACCGGACTGATGGCAAAAGCGGCTCGACTAGTGGCAAATGCGGGGTGACACGTGGCGGCACTCTTCTCAACAATCAAGGACTTACGAGCGGATACCCGCGAAATCCACGATTCGCATGCGCTGCCTGCCCGGCCCCTGTGGAAAAATCCGCCCGCGCGGCCCCGCTCCCTCTCGGCTCGTGCTGTTGCCCGGCCGTTTCGACTCGCTGGGGGGACGGGGGGAAGCGAACCGAACGGCGGCCGCGTGACGACGTGCGCCGACTGCTGCGCGCATCGGCGCATGCGGCGGAAACCCGATTCCAGGGCCGCTACGCGGCCTGAAAGGATGACGGAAGGGGCACGGCCGCACTGCGGCCGCGACGGCTGAGAAGGCGTCATGCGTGGCTCCGCTCGAGTGCGTCGGTCGCCAGGTCTTCGCGCACCGATACGTGGAGGCCGAACGCGGCGAGGCGCTCGAGCGAGACGGGCGTGAGGTAGGGCACACGGCGGGTGTAGATGCGCCGCTCGACTTCCTTCTCTCCGACCACGACGCCGGCGTGCTTGAGCTGCGTCTTGAACACGCGATCGGACTTCACGGGCAGGCCGTTCCATTTGTCGCGCAGCGCGCTCGTGTGCGCGAGGTGGTCCATCACGTGGCCTGTGCGCAGCAGCAGGCAGAATTCGCCGTCGACCGTATCGAAGGTGTATGGGTGCTTGTAGTTGCCGCCGTCGATCTCCGACAGCACGGTTTCCATGATCCAGACCCACGGCTCGCGATCGGCGCTCGTTTCGGCGACGTGACCGTTCATTTCGGCGAGCAGGTCATGCGGAAAACTGCCCTCGCTCGGGTCCATGCCGGCGAATTCACACAGATAGCGCCAGGCGAGGGCGACGGCGGCGTAGTTGGCGGCCATGCGGTTCGCGCCATCATCAGCGCCGCTCGCGATGCATTTTGCGAGCGCCTTGTCGCGCAATGTCGCGTAGTGCTCGAGCACGGCGCGCTTGTCGAGGCCCGCGAGATATTCGAGCCACTGCCGGACCGGGAAGCGCGGCAGATCGTCGGGCAGCAGCGGACCGCGCTTGCCGGTCAGCGTCGTGCGCACGAGCTTGCCGAGCAGGCTTCGTACGGGCACATCCTCGCCGGCCAGCATCACGGGCGCGCACAACAGGTATTCCGTCATGTCGGTGCCGCGGCGCGTCACGGTGTACTGGTAGTTCTCCTGCAACAGCCCGACCGCCTTGTCGATCACGTCCTGTCGACGCGCGGACAGTTCCTCCCATCCGACCGGGTGGCTCGTGTGGCTGATACTCGTCAGCAGCCGGAATTCGGTTTGCAGCGATTGCCCGGAGAACATCGTGAATGCGAGCGAGCGCTCGAGGCGCTTGATGAGCGTCGACTTCCCGGCGCCCTTGTTCGCCTGGATCGTGATGTGCGGCCAGAAGCCGAGCAGCGCCTTCAGGTGCCCGCCGAGCGCCCACACGAGCGGGATGGTCGCGGCGTTCTGCTTGAACGTCGTCTGGTAGGCCGTGATGACGCGGCGCGCGTCGCTGGTCGGGCCGCTCGGGAACGTCAGGTTGTGATACGGGCACTGCTTGTCGGCTTCGGTGAAGTAGCAGTCTGGGCCTTCGTTGACGATCAGGCGGCCGTCGCGCCATGCAAGCCCGACGAAATTTGCGGCCTGGCGCGCGCCGAGGTCGGCGCCGCGCTCGAGGATGTTGACCATGCGCTTGAACGGCGCCGGCGTCCAGATCGGGCCGAACTTGCCCCACTGGTCGACGTTGTGGAGCTGGTCGTCGAGCATCACGCGGCGGACGAGCTGCGCGCCATGCCGCGGCGTCTGCACCGACACGGCGAAGTAGACGGTCGGCGCCTGGTCGGCGTCGCCCGTCATCGTCGACGTTGCGCTCGCGACCGATACGCGGCTGATGCCGGCGATGCGAAAGCCGCACAGGTCCGTCATGACGGGCGTCTCGACGCCAGATTCCTCGTTGCGGTCCATCTTCGTGATGTAGCTCGTGAAGTCAGGACGCACGCGGAAGCGCCAATACTGTGCGAAGTCGTGCGACGGCAGAAAGATGCGCGGCCGGCCGCGGCGCGTGGCGTCGCCTGCCAGGCCGGCAATGAGCCACGGCTCGAGTTGCTCGAGCGCGCGCGCCAGCTCGACCGGGCCGCGCAGTTGCAGGTAGTCGTTCACGTCGTTGATCGGCTGCTGCTTCGTTTCGCCGTCCGCCAGATCGGCGAGCCAGCCGGCTTGGTCGACGAGCACGGCGCTGATGTTAAGGCTCGCGAGACGCTCGTAGAGCGCCCACGCGGCTTCCGGGCCGGGACGGTGGCCGGCGCGCGGATGGCCCTCCGCGAACGGCTCGTCGTTGTCGAGGCAGATCACGACCTGCTTACCGCGCAGCGACGAGAAGTCGATCGCGTCAACGTTGGCGAGGCCGCGCAGCGCGAGCGCCGCTGCGCCGGGCATCGCGCAGGTGTCGATCGACAGCGCATTGATTGCGCTTTCGACGATGAATACGCGCTTCGCCTTGTCGAGACGCCGGGCATCGGCGGTCCAGCCGTAGCCGGCCTTGTCGCCCTGTGTCTGCGTCTTGACGCCGCCATTGAGCGCCGGGTCGACATAGCGCATGTCGACGGCGACGACACGGCCGTCCGCCGGCTCGCGCACGATGAATGCGGCGGCCGGGCCGGCGTGCCCGACTTCGCCGGCGGCGACTTTCGAGCTCGTCCACGTGTTGAAGCCGAGCGAGCGCGCGGCGAACGCGGCGTCGATTGCCGCGGCCGAAATGCCGCGGCCGCCGAGGTATTCGCGCACGCGGTCGCGCTCGGCGAGGCAGCGGTCGGCGATGTATTCGACGGTCGACTTCTCGCGGCGCTCCGCCGGCGCCGGTCGATCGAGCGGGATGCCGTAGGCGTCGTGCAGGTAGCGCACCGCGTCGGCGACCGTGCCGCCGCGCGCGTGGATCACCAGGTCGATGCACGAGCCGCCGGCATCGGCGCTGTGATCGCGCCAGCCGGTGCCGTGCTTCGGGTGGTTCACGTAGATCGACAGGGACGGGCTCTTGTCCTCGTGCTGCGGCGAGTGATAGAGCGCCTTGTCGCCGCCGCGGCCGCGCTTGAGGCCGAGGCGGTCGGCGAGGTCGTGCAGGTCGATTCGTTGTTTCAGTTCGTCGATCGTGGCCATTTCTGTGTCTGCTACTTGGGTTGCTGCGGTGTGCGGTCGGTGGGGTTGCCGGTCGTGGCCGGGCTGAACACGACGGCGTGCAACGCCGCGGCGGATTCGGGGAAGGCGAGGGCGAGGCGGCCGCTGAGCGCGGCGACGAACAGGCCGAGCATGCATTGCCGTTGAAGGCTGCCCGGCTTGTTGTCGAAGCGCAGCGTGCCGGCGGCCGCGGCGATTGCGGAGGCGAGCGCGATGTCGTGCGGCGCGCGGTTCGGATCGTGGTTCATGCGGGAATCCTCCCGAGGATGGCGTGTTCGTTCTGTTGGATTCGATGCACGGCGATTTGCAGATTGGCGCGCGCCGTCATCGCCTCGTCGAGCATGTCGCGCAGCCGGCGCTTATTTCGCTCGAGGTTCGCGGCCGCGTGCGCGATCGCGGCGTCGCGCGTGGGGCCGACGCCGGCCGCCATGCCGGACGCAAGATGCGTGACGGCCCACTTTTCGGGGTGGCCGTGCGGCGCGTGACGCTCCATGTGAATGCCGAAGGTTGCGCCGGCTTCGTTCGGAATCACGACGTGGTCGCCGCTCACAGTGCGTAGGCCGGCGGTCGTCATGAGCTCGTAGCGGATCGATGCGGTCGTCATGCTCACCACTCCCCGGCGAGGCCGCCGAGCGTGTCCAGGCTCGAAATGACGTCGCTCCGCAGCGCAAACCTTGCCCACGGGAAGTGCCCGTGAAGTTTCAGTGCTCGGAGTTCTGCGATCTGCTGGAACATCACGTAGCGGACGGCGTTCCGATAACGGATCGCCAAATCCGTGTCGCCCGCCGGTAGTGGTTCATAAAACTGGTTCATGTCACCCCCGAAAAAGCCGGGGCGTCGTGCGGACCGCCCCGGAAAAGCGCCGCGCCCCGAGGCATCGGGGAGTGCGCGCGGCGTGAAAGTGGATGCGCTATCGGGCGATGCAGCGCGACAGCGCGTGATCGGATCGCCTCGAGCTCGTCGACGGCGGCCGGCGCGGCGCTATGTGGGCTTGGCTTGATTGGCTTTGGCCGTCGCGCGTTCGTATGCGGCGCGATCAGCCCATACGATCAAGCCCACACGGCCGGCGCCGAGCGCTGCTTCGGCCGTCGTGATCGCGTCGGTTGCGAACGAGACGAGCGTTCCCCGCCGCATGGCGCGGATGTCCGTCATGGACTGTTCGAGGAGCTGGAAGCGCAGGTGGTCGTTGCCGATCTCGGCGAAAAATTCCGTGAGCGTCATGGCTTACCTCCGCGACGGAACGGACCAGGCCAACGCAGCGACCAGGGCGACCAATGCGGCGACGCCGATCGCGAATGCGATGGTGCGTGCGTGGCGAACATCGAACAGGCGCAGCACGTCGGCGGTCAGGCAGTGAATGCCCGTGAGCGAGAACGAGAGCATCAGCAGTACGCCGACGCTGAAAACGTAGGGTTTCATCATGTGGTTCCTCATGTATGCGCCGGCAGCCGGCGCAGTTGGGTCAGTCGTCGGTGTCGTTTGCCGCGCAGCGCTTTGCGTCGAAGCTGCACCGCAAACGGACGTATTCGCGGTCCTGCATCGCGCGCGCCGCGGATTCGACGACAAGGCGAACCGCGGGCGGAGCCATGTCGAAGTCGCCGACCATGCGCAGGCGCGACCAGGCCGCGCGCAGCTCGAGCTCGGAGAGAGGCGCGCGCATCGTGATCAGTGCAGAAGCCGGATGGTCGGAACGAGTGCCGGCATGTCGGTCGCGGCATCCCAGCGGCCGCCGAGCGCGTAGCCGAGCGCGTAGCCGAGCTTGCGGGCGGCGCCGAGAAACACGATGGCGTCGACGTCGGCGTTCCAGAGCTTTCGCAGGTATTCGCGGCGTTTCTCGAGTGGAAGGTCGATGGCGTTGAACGGCAGGACGAGAGGGGCAGAAGCGACGAAGGCCATTCAGTACTCCTTTTCATTAGGTAAAAAGAGCCCCTCGCGCCGCAATGGCACGATGCGAGGGGAAACGGGGAAGCGGTTAAGCGACTAGACCGGCAACTCGAGCTGTTGCTCGAGGCGCTCGCGCACGTGTGGCGAGAGCGGCAGATTCAGCGAGAGATTCGGGGTTGCGGACGGCGACAGCGTGCGTGCGAATTCCATGTTGACGACGTAGGTGTGACCGCATTCCGGGTTGTTGCACTGATACGTGACTTCGCGGAAGGTCAGCGACATTTCGCGGCTGCTGCGCGCGGTGGCACGCGTGCGGCAGTGAGGGCAGCGGTTCAGGATTCGCATGGATTACCCCCTTGGCGACATTCGCCATAGCCGCGACGAGCGCATTCGCAATGCACACCTACTTCGCCGAGCGTGGCAACGGCATCAAGGTATTTGCGGGTTACGAGCACGAAGCCGACGGCTGCGACGAGCGTGTCGATTTTGTCGATGACGATGCCTTGGCCACCGCTCAGAAAGCGGCTGACCTGGGAATCGTCCCATCCGAGCGCGGCTTGAACATCATGGCGTTTCGGGCCATGCAATGCTTGCCGGAGCGCCGGTTCGATAAGAGCAGGGGTGCGCATGGCTCAATGACCTGCAACAGGAATTGCGTGCTGTTGCGCATCAGCGCTGGTAACTTTGGCCCGGTATTGCTCAACGCCCTCAAGGTAGATCAATCGCGCGACGCTGGATGTCGAACGATTTTGAGACACGGACAATTCCTCGAGCGTGCGCCGCTCGTCGGGCATGAGCCGCATATAGACAGGCTTGTCGGACAGCACGCCACGCGGAGCGCGCGTGACCGGGGCTTTCTTACGAAGCATGGCGGTATACTTCCCTTCGGTAACCTTGCACAACAGCAGAATAGTGGTCGAATGACCACTTGTCAACTTGAATGGTGGTCAATTGACCGTTTTTTCGCGCAGGCTCAAAGAGGAACGTCAGCGTCTCGGGTTGAACCAGACCGCATTTGCTGCTTTGGGCGGGGTGTCCAAGGACGCACAACTGAACTACGAGAACGGATCAAGGCGCCCCGATTCCACTTATCTGGAAGCAGTAGCGGCACACGGCGTCGACGTTCTTTATGTTCTTACGGGACAACGCAACGTCACCGAATTGACGGCCGATGAGGTCGACGTTGTGCGCCTATACCGTGTAGCACCTGAGGCCGTGCGCACTGCGGCGCGTGCAGCGCTCGCCGCAGGGACCGCGCCGAGCAAGTATCAGCAGGACTTCAGCGCTGCAAGCATCGGGCAGCAAGTTAGTGGTGACGTGACGGGCCCCTTCACGATCAACATGCCGAGTACACGGAGGAAGCGCCGAAACGATCGGGATTGAGAGACCGAGAAATTAGCGGCAGGGCCAGCCGCAGGAGAAAAAGAAAACAATGGATCAGAAGTTCAGTGGTGAGGTCGGGCAGGTTGCCGGCCGGGACGTTAAAAACAGCGGTGCACAAGCAAGCGTCAACATTCACCTGCACAACGGGGTGGAATCAAAGCGGTATATCAGTGATCGCCAACGACGTGCGATTGGCGCGAAAGTCTTTGAGCTTGAAGCAAAGACGGGCGTCGAAAAGCTGATGGTGTACCGGCGTTTGATGACCAGATTCAAGTTCCGGAGCATGGACGAGATGCCGCGCGAACTGTTCGAGCGGGTGATGCGGTATCTCGACGGATGGGTAAGGAACGGAACTGCGGAACAGGGGGCGTCGTCGTCTCCTCAACGAGAAATCAAAGAACAGGCGCCTGCTCCCGAGCCGCAAGCGACGTCGACCGAGCCACGGATTGAACATGTAGCGCCTGCAATTCTCGCTGCCACAGTCCCTGTTTCCACTTCCACGCAGTCCGGGATCGCACCCGCGCAAACTCAGAAGAGGCAGCGTTCCCGGCACGTAGTCGCGTCGGCAGCCGTCGCTGCGGTAGCGATCGTCGTGGTGTCATACGTCACGGTCAATCGCCCGGATGCTCCAACAGTGAGCCAGATGGCCGCGCCACCGCTTCATTGCGAATATGGTGGACATCGATATACGGTCGGCAGCATCGTCCGGCAAGAAGGACTCCGGCAGCGTTGCGAGACGACTGCGGAACGCGTCGCTGCCTGGCAGCCGGTTACATCGAACGGCCGTCGTTGATGCAATGCGCACACGTGTAACGAATTCACCGAGGGAGCGATGAAAGTTTTCGTTTTGCTGGTTGCGGCAATCGCAACATGGATGCTCGTCTGGAAGGCGCTCGTAAAGCACTGGCGTAGCAAGGGATGGGGAGCACTGATTTCGCACGTGTCCGCGTGTCTATCGGGATTCGTAGTTTCCATAATCCCGTTTCTTACCTTTGCACCAGGAAACAGCGAGCAGGGAGCAGCGCCAGTTTCAGCCGACGTGCCCGCGTCAGAATCGGCAGCCTCGGTGCGCAGCGAGGCTCTGAGCAAGAGCGACGCACAAAGCGCGAGTTCCGGTGAGGTGCCGCCTGTACTTTCGCTTACCGAGGGCGCAAGCAATGGTGCAGCAAACGCGGACAATTGGCCGAAGGCGGCAACGATTACGCTGAGCCAGAGTGAGGACGAAAAGCGCTACCTAGCGGATCAGACTTGCCTTGATGAAAGCGAGTGCTATGGCCCGAAGCGATTCCAACGCTATATCGTCAAGCGATATCCCGATCTCGCGAGTGTCCGGTATCACGCGCTCGCAGATGAAGCGGACGATAGCGAGCTGGTGTCGACCAGAAAAGAGAACTTCTTTCAGAGCCTCTACTTTGCGAAACAAATACAGCTCGCGAATGGGCAGAGCCTGTATGACTTCCTTCGTTCATGCAGCCGCGGCTTCACCTCGCTGGATGCCGCCGAGGTTGGCTACGATAGCAATGCGAAGATTTCCTATTTCGACATCCAGTACTTCCCGACGCTGCGGCGCGCTGGTACTGACGAACCGGTGGAATTGCAAATCTTGTTCGAGCGTCGCGGTGATAAGCTGCTTGCACGCAGTCCATTTTTTACGACGAATGCGCTTCGATATGCGGATTTTCTGCGAAGGCACAACGTAACCTGCTGGAGCAACCGACCCGACGCTGCCTGATTGTGCGCTATCTACTGCGGCGAAAATGCGATCGGTGCCGATCGGTCGTCGGATCGTCCCGCATTTCGAGCTCGAGCGCGGTCGTGAATCCAACGTCGCCGATCGTGTGCGTTGCCTTCTTCACGAGCCACGGCGTCTCGTCGATTTCCGGTTTGAAGCCTGACACGGTCACGGGCATTTCCGGGAACAGTTCGGCGCGGCCGCGCGCGAGCGTGTAGCTCATCGTCGCCTGGCTGCGCTGCATCCGCTTGAACTCCGCTTGCGCGGCCGCGCGCGCTTCCGCCTCCGTTGCGTAATCTTCCGGCAGCACCTTCACGTTCTTGTTGTTCTCGCCGCCGACGATGACCGACTTCCGCTTCGCGCGGCCGGTCGAATGGTAGTGCGCGCGCACGGCCGCGTAGTTCTCGCGTTCGGACACGTGGTAACGATGACTGTCGCCGCTCGCGCGCGTCAGTTCGAGCACGTCGAGCTGCTTTCCGCTCGCCGTCTGGCCGGTGCCGATCGGCATGAACAGCAAGCGTAGATCCTTCACGTTCATGACGGCGTCGTAGCGCTTCGCCAGGCGCGTCAGAAACGACATGTCCGATTCGTGCGTCTGGTCGATGTGCGCGATCAGGATCTTCGCGAGCGCGTCGCCGACGATCGGCGCCAGCGAGTAGCGCCCGGCGATCGCGTGGACGATCGAGCCGATCGTCTGCCGATGCCAGCTCTTCTCGCGGCGCTCCTGCATGCCGCTCGTCATCGCGGCCGAGCGCGCGCGGATGGTGATGATGTCCGGCGCGCCGCTGTGCTCGACTTCGTTCACAACGAAGCTGCCCTTGTCGACGAGCGGCTCGCCGGCCCATCCGATCGACGCCTTGATCGTCGCGCCGCGCTTCGGAATGTCCAGATCGTTTTTCGAGTCGTCGAGCACGACATCGATGGTGTCCGCCTCGTCGGAGCGCGATTCCGAAATCGACAGCGACACGAGCCGCGGCGCGAACAGGCGCGACAGATCGCGGCCGCCGACTGAAATGCGGTAGTCCGGCTGCGGATGCAGGCGCGCGACGCGCGGCGCGTCGTGCGATTCCGCCCTCGTGGTGCGTTCGTTCGTCGACGTGGTCATCAGCGCTTGTCCTTGCGCGTGTTCTTCTCGCGCGGCGTGCGCAGCACGTCGTCGTCGACGCGCTCGATCGTGAGCTGGAACTCGATGCGCCGCGGCGTGCCGTCCGCCGTGTGGTAGCTCTGCGTCTCGTTCAGCTCGGCGATTACGTACGCGCCGTAGACGTTGCCGGCGCCGTCGACGAGCACGTACGCTTC